CAGGCCAATGTGAGCTGGTTCAATGACTTTGCTACCTCAGGAGTGGGGCAGGCCATCGGTTTGAGCACCGCAGGTACTACGACCATTGCAACCGCGCTTCCTGGGGGTGGCCAAGCACTGGCATCGGCCCTGCCGGGAACTACTGGGCCACTAATGTCTGCGGTACCACCACCAGCCGGTTCGTTCCAGGCCATATCTGGAGGTAGTCAGGTAATATCCTCCACTACCCCTGTCATGTCCCAAGGCGCTTCCCTCTTCAGTCAGGGCCTCTCATACTCGCCGTGGGGAGCAGTAGGGGGTCTGGCCGGGTCCGCGCTCGGCGTTGAAGGGTCTGGCAACATGTGGATTGACACGGCTATGACAACCGGAGGGTCCATACTGGGAAGCATGGCTGGCATCAGTATCGCCACTGCAATGGCTGCCGGCGCAGGTGGAGCCGCCGCAGGTGCGAGCGCTGGCTCAGTGGCAGGGCCTATCGGTGCAGCAATTGGTGCAATTGCAGGTTTGGCTCTTGGAGGGCTTTTCGGGGGTAAACCCTCAAACAAGGAGGGGAGAGCTACCTACGACCTTTCAACAATGGAAGTTGAAATCGGGGGGCAAACAGGTAAAAAGTTCAGCCAGGAGAACCGAGACTCTGCAGAGGCGCTATCCGAGCTTATTGCCACCAACATAATACCGTCACTTGAACAGCTTGGTGACACGGACATATCTGGCCAGTTTATGGTTGGGGTAGGCAACAGGGACCCCATGCGATTCAGCTATAGGGAGCCAGGTTCAGAGCGAACAGGTAAGAATTGGGACTACGGATACGGGCGCGATAACTCTCAGGGCCATAGTTATTACGATGCTGTCTCAGGCAACACACGCGATCCAGAAACCTATATAGATAATGTTACTAAGTTTTTCGCTGGGACCATAGCGGGTATTCCTCTAGGCGTATACGACGCGCTGAAGAAAGCGGATGAAGGGTACATAGACACTATACGCAGAGTCGAGCTTGGAGCAGAGTTATTCAAAAACGCGGGAGATCAGTTCTCCTTGATTACCCCGGATGTGTCTGCTTGGGTGCCGGAGACCGGCGTGGAAAATGTGTCTGACGAAGGTATAGCCAAGATCATCGACAATTCATCCAGGGGGGATATTCTCGCAGTCTTAAAGGAGATGCTGCCTACTGATGGTTTGGATGATGTAACAGCTGACTTTGCCGAAAACTTCTTAACCGCCACTGCACAAAACCTAGAGGCAGCTATACAGGATTTCGGAGGCGTCTTCGGGGATGACCTGTCGGATGAACTAAAAAGTATAGTATCCACTGCGCTAGCCGACTTGAATGACTCCACTGGACTCTACGCACAATTGATGGGTGAGTTCATCACTGAAGAAATATATGCAGCGTTTAAGCAGGGAGAAGAAAACGTCTTTCAAACCACCTCCAGGGTGGTAACCTCGTTTGAAGTTCTAGTTCAGGTGTTTGATAAGCTCGGCATTGAACTAGAAGAAGTCGGCATGGAAGGATTCGCCTTAACCGAAAAGATGATCGAGCTTGCAGGTGACTTTGAAACTCTGGCGGGCAACCTAGAATCCTATTACCAGAGCTTCTACAGCGAGGAAGAACGCGCCGCCAACACCATGTCAGGCTTGGTCGAGTCCCTGGAGGCTCTGGGTTACGCGATACCCTCGACCAGAGAGGCATTCAGAGCGTTGGTCACTGAGCTTGAAGCGGCCGGCAACCTTGAGGGCTTCAACACCCTGATCGAGAACAACCAGTCTTACGCAGCTTACTACGCGCAGATGGAGCAGTGGACAGCCTCTCTGTTCGAGACGTACCGCAACACCATCGGCCGGGACCCCTCTGCAATGGAGCTGTACCGGTGGCTGGATAAGCTGAAGACCGGCGAGGCGTTGTTCAGCGACGTTGTTAAATCTCTTACCACGGGACTCTCAGAGGCTACTGAACACCTTACCCAGCAGGATATTGAAGCCTTCCAGAGCGGCGCACAGGACATCTATGACGCCTACCAGTACACGCTGGAGATCGCTCAGGAAGAACACGCCCTGGCGCTTGAGCGCATCAGCCAGGAAGAAAATCTGCTGAAGTCACTGCGCGGGATTATCGACAACCTGAAGCTCAGCGATATATCACCGATGACGCCTGCAGAGCGGCTGGCTGAGGCTCAGAGACAGTATGCGTCCATCCTCACCGCTGTAGAAGGCGGGGATTTCTCCAGAGCAGGAGAGCTGGATTCCGCTGCTCAGGCGTACCTTGGTGAGGCATCCAGCTACTACGCCTCATCAGGTGCATACGAGAACATTTTCAACAACGTCCTCGGGTCGCTTGAGAGCTTGGAGGCTCAGTACGGCACGTCTCTCAGCTATGAAGAACGTAAGGAGCAGCTGGACAGTCAGCTACTGGCTACTCAGGATAGAGCAAAATCACTGCTTGAAGATCAGTTGAAGGCTCTGGCTGACAGCTACCAACTGGACCAGAGCATTCTCTCAGTCCTAAGTCTTCTCCCCAGTGAGCTGGCAAACGCCATTGCACAAGTTCTACCTGAAGCAATCGGAGGGGAAGGTACAGACTTCAGCGATCCATCCCAGTTCAGTCTCGAAGGCTTGAGCCTGGACGGTATCGACAGCCGCATCATTGATTTGTACAACAACCTGCTTGGCAGAGCGCCTGATGCCGAGGGGGCTTATTACTGGCAGCAACAGTACGATGCAGGTATGTCGTTGCAGGAGATGACCTCTCATTTTCTGCAGGAGATTGACCGTCACGGACTATTGAACGGTCCAGGTTCCGCAAATGGAATTTCAGTGCCTCAAGTGGATCAGGCCGCCTATGACCAGTACAAAAACTTTGCCAACGGCTCTCACTTCGGCGGCATCGAGTCAGTGCCCTTCGACGGCTACAAGGCCATCCTACACCGTGGCGAGAAAGTGGTGCCGGCATCCCGCACCAAAGACGATGAGAAGTCGGCGCTGATAGCTGAGATAAGAGCACTGCGGGCTGAGGTAACCCAGCTCAGGGAAGACCAGAACCGCAACGCTCAACGCGCTGAAGAGACCACCGTGGTGGCTAGCAACATGTCTGCACAGATGATCTCCCAGTCTACAAAAGACGCCATCGAGTCTAAGTCGGTGGCTGATCGTGCCAAGGTGACAATGAGATGATATATCCAGAACTATCTGCATGGCTGGAGTCGGACGACTCCATTCCGTGCGTTCTCTTTGAGGTTCAAGGCCACTACCAGGGTTCTGAGCAGGTGTTCTATTTCAGCACGCTGCCTTACGTCACAGGAAGTTCTGAATCGCCGCAAAACACTGCTTATCTGCCGCTTGCCACTGGAGGAGGGTTATCCGAGTCAGTCAGTTTAGCCGGGGGAGCTTCTGTGTCGTTCGGTACGTTAGAACTGGAAAACACTGACGGTAGCTTGGATCATCTACCCTCTGTCGTGTGGTCAAATCGCAGATTCTCAGCCTACCTTGGCGACCCGTCCTGGCCCAGGTCTCAATTCAAGCTAGTACAGGCTGGGTATGTGGATTCCATGGACGCGAAGAATCGTGACTACTTGACACTTCGGCTGAGAGACAATTTGCAGGCTCTTAACTACCCGCTATCAGAAGGTAAACTGGATAATACAGACGAGACATTCATTCCACTATCTTTTGGCGACTTGAGCAACGTGACCCCAATCCTCTCAAATCCTCAAACTCTAACCTACAAAGTCCACACCGGACCTGTAGCAGACATAGAAGAGGTCAGGGATAACGGCGTTCCCGTCGAGTTTACCAAGGACCTTTCTAATGGCGAGTTCACTCTATCCAACAGTCCTATAGGAAACATCACCGCCAGCGTGAGAGGTGACAATGCTTCTGGTTACACAGACACTGTGGCTGGGTTAATACTTCGTATGGTATCCGGGTTCAGCCCGGACCACACACTTCCAAGTGCTGAGATAGACTCAGCCAACTTCAGTGGTTTTGAGACGAGCCACCCTCAGTGTGTGGGGGTCTACTACGACAGCCGTGTGAACATCATCTCGGCTGTCAACTACCTGGCAAAAAGTTTAGGCGCCTCTACCTATATGTCCAGAACCGGGAAGCTCAGAATCCTTCGTCTGTCGCCGGCAGGGGGCTCGCCAATTGCATCTATCTCTCCGGCCAATATATCCCAGGGTTCGTTTTCTATAAAAGAGCTTCCGCAGGTAGAACCTGCTGTTCGACTGGCCTACAACCGTAACTACACCGTTCAGGAGTCGTTGATCACTGGGATACCTGAACGACATAAGCAGCAGTGGCAGGAGAACTGGAAATACCGCACTGCGAAGAACGAAAGCGCTGTCTCGCTACACAAATTGTTCGATGAGCCAGAGGCCGAGGAGACCGCCCTTCAGGTCGGTTCCGAGGCGCAGCAAGTTGCCCAGTGGAGAGTAGATTTGATGGGTACACAGAGAACTGTGTATGGGTGCAGAGTGGTCGGCTCTGCGGCCTTGCTCGAAGTCGGTGACGTGGTAATGCTGAGTTACTCGAGGTACGGACTGGACAACGGCGTGTTGGCAAGGGTTACAAGCTGCCGACCGAACTGGTCTGAAAAAACTGCTGATCTGGAACTGCTGGTATGAGAAACGATAGAGACAACGAAGTTCTGAACGACTCCCCACGTTTGCTGCCGGTGGGGTTGCCGCCTAACACTGATGTCCCTGGGCTCAAGGCGTTATCGCTAACGGCGTCGGGCCTAGTATTTAAAATGGACGAGCAAGGTTCCGTGATAGGGCCTAACACTATAACACTCACTGCTGAACTGAGGGCGATCACGGGAATCCCGGTATTCACGGTGGTAGAAGGCACTGCGACGTTAACCGCACTCCCTGAGGCAAACAAGGTGAACCTGCTGTTTGAAGATATGGGTACGGACATCGTAGTTGTTGAGGTGTCGGTGGAAGACGTTTCTACGTTCAAGCTAACCCCAAGCACTCCTAACACGGTTTACACCTCGAAAGTCACTATCGCACGGTTGGCTGACGGACAGGATGGCTTACCTGGTGCTGACGGACAGGATGGCGCTGACGGTATCACATCCAGAGCCGTACACTTAGTTGCATCCGATCAGACGGTGGAGTACGGCGCTGACGGTAAAAGCCCGTCACCAACTAGCATTCAACTCACTGCTCACAGCGTGAACACCGCTGGAGTAGTGTATTACCAGTTCTTTGTAAACGACACTCTTGTTAAGAGTTCAACGTCAAACAGCTACAGCTACTCGGCACCTTCTGAGTTTGATTCCCTGCCAGCAAAAATAGAAGTGCAAATCCGAGAGGGGTCTAGTGTTGGACCCATTCTAGCCAGAGACCAGACAACCGTGTTTGGTCTAAGGGAGGGTTCTGATGGCATCACAGTGGTGCTATCAAACGAGTCTCATACCGTGCCAGCTCTTAGCGACGGTACCCCGACGGATTTTAGTGGGTCTGGCACTTCGATAGAATGTTGGCACGGTACGGAACAGCTCGTCTATGACGGGACATCCCCGTACCAAAAAGGCAGTTACCGAATCACTGTCGCCACGAATGGAGTCACTGTTGGCAGCGCTACCACTGTAGGCAATCGTCGGGTGTATTCCGGCCTTACAGGTTTTTCTGGGGACAGTGGGTGGGCAGAGTTTACCATAGTCATACAGGCTCTTGATGGCCAGCAGCGGGTGTTCACACGTCGGCAGACTTTCACTAAATCTAAGCAGGGGCAGGCGGGGGAAAAGGGAGACACAGGAAGTCGAGCGACCACTGGGTACCTGTACTATCAACTCAGTTCGCCATCAGCGCCCAGCAAACCTTCTGCGGCAGGTTACAATTTCCTCACTGGGACGTTCTCCGCTGTCTCCACAAACTGGAGTGTAAATCCGCCGACGTTTGAGGCTGGTAATACCAACAAATACTGGTACGCACGGTTTCATGTCACTGAATCTAACTTTTCTGGACCGCAAACTGTAACAGTGTCGTCTCCTGTGCAAGGCATTGGTTTTTCAGGGCTGGTGACCTTCAATGGCCAGGAGATAACTGACGGCTCTAGCACCTTCAACTATACGCAGATTGATGGTGGGTGGATAAAGACTGGTACAATGTCTGCCGAGCGTATAGGTACCGGCAAGCTAACTGTCAACGACACAGGCGTCACTGGGAATACGTTCTCCAGCCCGGAGTGGGGGACCCTACTTACTCCCTTTATACTGACCAATAACAACCCCAACAACCATGTTGGGTTGCATGTCCGTAAGACTGTAAATAGTCAGCGTAAGGGTTCGGCTATATACGGCGAAGCCTCAGCCTCGGCAGCAGCAGGGGCAGGGGTGGTAGGTGTAAACTACAAAGTTAACCAAACGGGGGAGAACAGCTGGGGGGTGGTTGGGTACCACTTTGACAGTGGGGCACGGGCTATAGGTCTTGGAGGCTACACATACAGCATAGACACTTCATCTGCTGGGGGAGAATTCTCTTCACCCTTGGGGGGTGTCGGCCTGAGAGTGTTACAGGGTACGGTGGAGCTTGGAAAGGGCTACACCTCCTCTGACTTAGGGAGCGTCGTGCACTTCGACGACGGTATCGGTGGGACCCACAGGATAGATTGCTACCAAGGTAGCATGAGGTTCTTTAAGCCTGGGCAAACTGCTACAGGAATATCGTTCAATCCAGACGGTTCTATTCTCGCGCCAGGTGGTGTCACTCCGTTCACTGGGGCTCACATAGGGGTGATAGGCTCTGAGGAAGTTGAGCTAGGGGACATCCTCATGGATACAGGGGTTGTCTATAAAATAGACATCTCAAACGCAATATCCGTTGTCACCAAAACCACCACAGCTGGTAACGCTGCAGTTATTGGGGTGCTGGCTACACATCCTACCAATATACCGGTGCTACCGCCGAACGACGTATACTACAGCCAGGTGCCTACGTCCCATAGTCATCCTGAGGGTGACACACTCACAGCTCCTGTTGTAGTGGGTAGAGGCGCTGAGTCGCATGGACTATCGGAAGCTGTGATGGATACGTTGAGAGCAGCCGGCCAACAGTGGTGCACTATTAACTCTGTTGGGGAGGGCCTTATAAACGTATGCGGGGGGAATGGTGATATTTCAGTGGGGGATCTGATTTGCTCCTCCTCTGTACCCGGTAAGGGTCAAAAGCAGGCCGACGGTATCATCAAAAACTCAACGGTGGCCAAGTCGCGGGAAACTGTGAAGTTCTCAAGCCCTGACGAGGTGAAGCAGATCGCCTGCATTTATCTGTGTGGGTGACTTTCTTGGAGTTTAAATGTACATTTGTACCAAAATAGCTTTTGGTACAAATGTACATGAGGATCGTCTACGACAACCTAGTTGATCACCAAGGGGTCTCGCTGTCGGCAAGCTCGACAGCAGGGGGTCTGGTTGCGAGCAACTTGAAGAACAACAGAAAGGGTCTGATATGGCGCAGCGCTGGTACAAGCGCCACCCTGACGTTGAACCTGCCGACCGATGAGTTTGTCAGCTTTGTCGGACTGGCGTTTTGTAACCTTACTTCTGAGGCCATGATAAGGGTGCAGGTGTTAGATGGCGCCTCCACTGTCTACGACTCAGGACAGGTGCTCGCCTGCCCGCCTGGAATTCTTGGAGACCTTGCCTGGGGTGCTGAACCTCTTGGGGTGAACCATTACTCCTATTCAGAGCAGCAGGTCTATGGGTATCACTGGCTGCCGGAAGTGGTTACGGGTCGAAATGTTGTCGTTGAGCTATTCGACCAAAACAATCCAAGCGGTTACTTGGAAGGGGCCAGGCTTATTGTAGGAAGCCATTGGGAACCAGAGATAACAGCGGATTTGGGAGTGGTGCTAGGTGTGTCTGACGGCGGAAGAACCAGTCGCACTGACTCAGGCGACATAGTGACCGCTCTCGGCCCCCGTAGTAAAACTCTCTCTTTTTCGTTATCGGCGTTGTTGCCGTCAGAGGGGCAGAGACTGCGAGCCATGTTACTCGGGGCAGGCCAGAATAAGCCGATTTTTGCAAGCCTGTACCCAGAAAACAGCGACCCCGCAAAAGAGCAGGCGTTTCACCTGTTGGGTAAACAGGGCAAAACATCAACGCTGAAGCTCACTCATTTTAACAACTCAGCCAGTAGCATTGAGATCGAAGAATTATGACTACGAGATTCAAAGCCGGCGATAAAGACTACATCCGAAAGCTGAACGAGATGGGAGACGACTTTGATCAGGCTCTCGCATCTGTAGGTAGCATAACAGAAGCCGCCCAGACGGCTGAGACATCTGCCACTCTGGCAGGGCAACACAAAGACTCAGCTGAAGCAGCAGCTCTGGCCGCTGGGACTTCGGAAACGAACTCAGCCAACTCTGCCACTCTGGCAGGCCAGCATAAAGACACAGCTGAAGCGGCAGCTCTTGCAGCCAGCACTTCGGAATCGAACTCAGCCAACTCTGCCACTCTGGCAGGCCAGCATAAAGACACAGCTGAAGCGGCAGCACTTGCGGCAGGCACTTCGGAAACGAACTCAGCCAACTCTGCCACTCTGGCAGGCCAGCATAAAGACACAGCTGAAGCAGCATCTCTGGCCGCTGGCACTTCGGAATCGAACTCAGCCAACTCAGCCACTCTGGCAGGTCAGCATAAAGACGCAGCTGCTGCCTCGGCTTTGGCCGCAGGCGCTTCGGAAACGAACTCAGCCAACTCTGCCACTTTGGCAGGCCAGCATAAAGACGCAGCTGAAGCAGCATCTCTGGCTGCTGGCACTTCGGAAACGAACTCCGCTGCCTCTGCCACTCTGGCAGGGCAACACAAGGATGCAGCTGAAGCAGCATCTCTGGCCGCTGGCACTTCGGAATCGAACTCAGCCACCTCTGCCACTTTGGCAGGGCAACACAAGGACGCAGCTGAAGCCGCAGCACTTGCGGCAGGCACTTCGGAAACGAACTCCGCAGACTCAGCCACTTTGGCAGGGCAACACAAGGATGCAGCAGCGGCCTCGGCACTTGCCGCAGGCACTTCGGAAACGAACTCAGCAAACTCTGCCACTCTGGCAGGGCAACACAAGGATGCAGCTGAAGCAGCAGCTCTGGTCGCAGGCACTTCGGAAACGAACTCAGCAGACTCAGCCACTTTGGCAGGCCAGCATAAAGACACAGCTCAGATGTGGGCAGAGTCTGACACTGAGGTTGAAGCCGGAAAATACAGTGCGAAACACTGGGCATATCAAGCTGCTCAAGTCGTAACTGACGGACTGTTGGACGATGAAGCAGTTTCTCAGGCTACTACTTGGTCTAGTGCAAAGATCAGTAATGAGCTTGGCCAGAAGGCCCAAGCTGACGACCCTCGTCTGTCTGACGCACGAGAATGGAATGCCGAAACTGTAACCCAAGCAGAAGCTGAGGAAGGTAGCTCAACTGATCGCCGCGCATGGACGGCTCAACGAGTACGTCAGGCAATCATTGCGGTAGTAGGTATGGTCGGCAATGCGACTCAAACTGTGCGCGGTTGGATGAGTCCTGAAGACAAGACCAAGCTCGATGGTATCGCTGCAGGCGCTACAGCAAACGCCACAGACGCTGAATTGAGGGATCGAGCGACTCACACTGGAGTGCAAGCGATTTCAACTGTGAGTGGGCTTGAGAGCGCACTGAACGATAAAGTTCCTGCTTCGAGTATTGGAGTTGCTGATGGTGTTGCTGGACTTGATTCGAACGGTGTTGTACCACTAACGCAATTACCGGATTTTACTTCTGATGGGCACACCCACGGCGACCTATACTACACAGAAAACGAGGTTGATTCGTTACTCTCAGTAAAGACCGCTGTCGCTGATATACGAGACAATCTTATCAGTCCCGATACTGACAAACCCTTGTCGGCTAATCAGGGACGTGTTCTGAAAGGATTTGTTGATAATCTTAACGCCTTGCTTACTTCCGATGATACTACGCTCGATGAGTTACAAGAGATTGTGGATTTCATCAAGCAGAACAAAACCACACTGGACACACTGGGGGTCAGTAATATCGCTGGGTTGCAGGCGGCTTTGGATGGGAAAGCCACCGTTGCCCAGGGCGCACTGGCGGACACTGCTGTGCAACCAGGTGACAATGTTAGCACCCTTGTCAATGACCTTGGATTCCTCACCGAAGAAACTGATCCAGTGTTTATGGTATCCCCAGCAGCCACTATATCGGCTGAAGATTTAATGAACTGGAACACCTCCCATACGTGGGGCGATCATTCGCAGGCGGGTTATCAGTCTGAGTTGGTTTCCGGTACCACTATTAAAACCTTGAACGGCCAAGATATTCTTGGTTCTGGAAACCTCGTAATTGAGAGCAGTAGCGGGGCAGGCTTTGCTACAATAGAACTCTATAAGTAAGGAATTACTATGGCTGAAAAATACAAACTGCTTGCCGAAGGCAATCTTGGCGAAACTTCGGGTAATGTAACTGGTGACGTTATCAGTAACGACATCACAACATCTTGTATGGTGAAAAACGCGAAATTCCACAATGGGACTGACGTAGATTTGACCGTGAATGTTAAACAGGGAGACTTTCCTGTATACCAGAGTGCATTGCTATCTCCGGGTGATGCGGTAAAAGTATCTGACCTTAATGAGTACGTAGGTCAGAATAAAAACCTGTCAGTTATTTTAGATGGGTTTAAGACTTACCCGTATGAGCTTTACCCTGTTTACCAACTGGAAGAAGATACAAATGGTGGACCCTTACGTGTAAAGGGGTATAAGTGGCAAGTGGTAAATGGCCTTATGACATTAGACCCGACACCGTTCTTTTCCTCCGACGATATAATGGTCGGAGGAACAGTCAGTGCTAGTACAGAAGTTTTAGCTTTTACTGAGCGAGCCGATGCAAAGCATATCCTTTGCATTATTCACGGGGACAGACGTTATTCGGAAGTTAATCTTTTAGACGGTACGGTTGATAGAAGATCCGATAATGATATTATTAGCTGTAGAAATGCTAGCTACTTCCAAAAACAAAAATTCTACGTTAACAGTACCTCCTTTCAATATTATAGTGGGGACTACAGCAATAGCTTGTATTATTACGGACAATCTTCCAACCTTGGTTCACTGAACTACGCAAACATGGGCGGTGGCTATATTGATCCGAGTTCTGACTACGCTTTCGCCTGGCTGAGTGGCATGGGGAATCTTGGCACGGAAACCAGGTCCCCATATACAAGAGTGATTAGGGTAAACAATACGGCTTACCACTCGGTAAAAGATAGCAGCACTGATAATTCTCTTGGTAGTGTAGGAAATAACCGAGTAGCCGGTATTTGTGAGCTATTTATTGGAAATATCCCGTATATATTCGCTGACCTGGCTGGGGGTTCTTACGACTATTATTGTAGGCAACCAAACGTGACACCAGCTTTAGGATATTTCCTTAATAAAGGGGTTAGGACCTCTAACCTAAGCCAAACTTATACAAATAGTGTTCTTACTATTGGTAACGGTCTGATTCTTTTTGCAAATAATGGTTACTTTGCAACAGAGGGTACAGCTAGGTCTGTTTACGATTTTAGTGCTGGGTATAATTCTCCCGTAGATGTTTCTACTAATTTCGATTTCCCAAGTATACACACAGTCTTGGAAAAAAGTTCGCACCCAATGAGTATTCCGCAGTTCTGCGAAACCATTCGCCTAAAAAGCACTGCAGGTGATGTACTTTATATGATGGACGGTATAGAGATTACAGAGGCATGATATGAAAGAAATACTAATTGGTAAGCGTCAATCGCTGCCTCAGCAGGTTATAGAACGGGTTATCGTCAAGACTGAGAATATTGAGACGGTCAAGATCATAAAAACCATTGACGAGTACAAAGAACAACTACTTAAAGAACTCAGGGAAGAGTTTGAACGTGTGTCTGAAAAACCACGGGTACGCGTTGACCTACCGCGAACACGCACTGTTAGTGAAACAGTTGATGTACCGGTCGTTGATGAAAATGGTGAGCCAGTTCTTGATGAAAATGGTGATCCCACTTTCACGCAGGAAACCACTGAATCGACGGAAAATTACACATACACGATCTACGTCGATGGGGGCCGCATCAACAAGGATGACTTTAAATCCGAGTGGGAGGTGATGGCCGAAACTGACGTTACCGTGGTGAAAGATGCTGACAACCAGTTTCACCAAGATGTAACAAGGTCAGAAATGGAGGCTATTTGGAAAGCTATTGTTGCGAATGGTCGGCAGCTCTACCAGTGGAAGTGGGGCAAAGAGGCCGAGATAACCAGTGGAACTGCCATTAATGAGTTACAGGCTATAAACGTACTTCACCAAGGAGAAACTTATGTATAAGAGCCTATTGAGTACGTTATTTACTGTGATTATGGTTGGCTGCTCCTTGCAACCTGCCAACACCCTCTCCGTAATCAGTTCCGCTGCCGACCTATCGTACCACTACGAGTCAGGTCAAGCCGTTGAGTTTATCGACAACGCCACCTTGACCGATCTGGAAGTCACTGTAGTGTTGGAGGCGCTGGATCAGGTCGACAGGTCGAAGTCTCGCTTAAAAGCCTTTACAGACGCTCCTGAGCGGTTTGTGACTGACATTACAGTGGTCAGCTTTGAGTATGCCAAGATCAAGTCTTCATACCTCAGTATACGGCAGGTAGTGCTCGACAACCGAGATGAGTACACGCCTGAAGAATGGCATGTATTCGAGGAGTTTGACTCCGCTGCAGGGCACCTCGACAAAGAGTTCGCCTCTCTTGTCGCTGCACTGGAAGCCAACACCGCACTGCAGACTGCGTTTCGATTAGCAGATACAGCCGTGAAGATTGCGACTCTGCTGTGAGGTAGTCACCATGCCAGAATTAAAGATTGACCTGTTCCAGTACCGGCAAATTCCTCAGAATTTTGGCCGGATAGTCACTGTGAATCAGGACAAGGACGCCATCTTGCTGCGTGGTGGGTTGGACGCCTACGAACTCAGCCCCAAGCCAAACGAGTGGCTGGTCACCAGGGATTGGGCATTCTGGTCAGCCAGACTGCAACAGGTGATCTACATACCGGCTTGGTTTGTAACTGATCTGGCGTCAATCCCTCGGCTTGCCAGGGTTTTGGTACCTCGTGGTGAGAACGAGCGCATCCCGGCGTTGATCCACGACTACCTGTACGCATTGTTCGGGGAAAAGCTGGAAACACCCGTGCGCGAGGACGCGGATGGTGTATTCAGAGACTTCTGCAAGCTGTGTGGGGTTGGGTTGTTCCGCAGAAACGCGATGTACTTCGCGGTGCGGGGGTTCGGCTGGACCCACTACAGTGAGTCAGATGGAAGGTTCTTTGCTCCTATGGAGCACAGAAAATACTACTTGGAAGCAGCAGAGTGGGGAGTGCCACCACTGGACTCTGACCCACTTTCTGTCGGGTCGTAATGTACAAATGTACATCCCCGGCCATTGGCCGGGGCTTTTCTGGGGCTCTTTTTCAGTGTGCAGGTGCCTGGGTTTTGAACTTTTCAGCCAGCCTTGCAGTGGTGTTGGTGATACCTTCTAAATCGGTCACCTCTGCAGCACGTTCTGAAATGCTACCCTCTAACACCCCAAGTCTCAGCATGACCATCATAAAATCTGCTTGGTCCTGGAGGTCTTTGAGTGTCCCGTTGTTGTCGATAATGATATCCGCGTCATCCTTGCACAGCTGCATGGACTCTATTGGTTCTGGTGGCAAACGCTCAGACGCGTCAACCCAGATCACTACATCGAACACCCCAGCTGCTTTACACGCTTCCAGTTCTTCTCGGTTGCGCATTCCGCAGTAGATGTCGTTGTCTTTTGTGACGAGCCTGGCTAGCCTGGTCAAGTCGACGTCATTGAACTTCCTGATCTCTTCGTGCATCCATTTGCGAACCTCTCCACGGCGGATGTACAGGTCCTCTTGGGAGCAGTAATCCATCCCTTGGCTCACCGCCAGGTCGAACAAAAACTGCTGGCAGGCGACAAGACTGGAAGAGGTAAACTGCATCCCGTACCTGTCCCTCAGCATTTCGCAGAAGGTGTCTTTGCCATGTCGGGCGTGGCCGATTACGAGTAGTTTCATAACCCTGCACCTCTTAGTTGATCTTTCAGTCGTTGGTTCTGATTCGTCAGTCGCTCAAGCTCTTTCAGGTACATGGCTTCTTCTTTGGCCGAAGAGGCGATCAGCCACAACAGGGTTGAGTAGGCAACAACATCTGCCAATATCCACCAGTCGAATCCGACGATTGCCAGGTGCAGGACGCCTGACAAAGCGTATGCCCACGCCAGAGCAAAGAATAGGTTCGCAAAGGTTGCATGTTTCTGGACCCAGTTCATCGGGAACGCTCCTCAATCATCTGCAATACATCAGACTGACTGCACAGAGCCGTTAGCGACTCTCCGTTGTGCAGCGTGATCTGGCACCGGTTGTGGGCGTAGGTGTCATCTGAAATCATGGCGATGGCGTCTACAGCGAGGGTTACAGTGCCGACCATGCCGGCGCCAAGGTTTCTGTTCACTGAAATGAACTTGCTCATACGGCCACCTCTGCTTTGATAGCCGGGTGCGGGGCGTAGAACTCGACACTGAAGTCGCTAACCTCGTAGTTACCAATGGACTTAGGCTCGAAAACCAGCTTTGGCAGTTCACGAGGCTTTCGGCTCAGCAGTTCCATAGCTTGCTCGAAATGATTGTGGTACAGGTGTAGGTCGCCAAACGTGTACGAAAGGTCTCCTACTTCAAGGCCGCACTCTGCGGCGATAATGTGGGTAAGCAGGGCGTAGGATGCGATGTTCACTGGCACCCCGAGAAATATATCAGCTGACCTCTGGTAGACTTGGCAGCTGAGCTGCCCGTCACACACGTAAAACTGGATAACTGACCCATGACAGCAAGGCAACTGTGCGTGTTCCATTGCTGGCGTAGCCCAAAGATTTACTACGTGCCGGCGCGACTCTGGGTATTCTTTGATGTTGGCTATTAACAGTTTGAGCTGGTCTAACTGCCGAAATCTCTGCACCTTGCCAGGTTCTTCGGACGTGTATTTGAACTCTGACCAGCCGTGGTGTGTGTGCAACTTCCCGTTTAGGCATCTATGAACTGCTGACAAATTCAATCCGAACAGTCTTTTTGCCTCCCCTATTGAAGGGAACAGTATGTTCTCGCCCTCTGGACTAACAGCGGTGAATGCCCTCTGGTTTGACACGTTGAAACCTTGCTCGTCATGCGAGGCCCAGCAGCAGGTCTCTTTTGAGTACCTGTTACTCGCGTGAAGTATGTCCTTGTCTATGCTGTAGTCTTTTGGGAAATGTTTCTTCAGCGTGTAGCCTATGAGAGTCTTGGCATCCTCAAAGAACTTACCAAAGTTCAGCCATTCCGGCGCAACATGAACCCCTACAGCTCCGTACGCTGCGTAACTTCTGCAGGTTGGGTCGTAACATCTGCGAAGCATGTTTCTCCACACCTCTTTGAGCATCGCTTCTTCCGGCTCTACCCCATGGTGTGGCTTGCGTTTAAATTCGCCCAGGTCACCCACTCCGTAAACGAGCCCTTCTTTTGGCTCCGGCACGTAGGGCTCGAAAGTTTTCACTTCTGTAAGGAACCACCAACGGGCGTACCGGTACTGCTCCCCGTAGATTGGTCCAAGACTGCCATCTGCCTTTTGCCAGGGCGTCCACCAATGCCTGACACTTTTTGGCAAGTCCTGTGTGTTCGTCGAGCCAGACAAGAACCACAGCAATTCTGCTACAGTGCCGCCTACAAACATTTTCTTCGTCGTCAGCAGCGGGAACCCTTGGCTCAGATCGAACCGCACCTGCCGACCGAATACAGATCGGGTGCCGGTGCCGGTGCGGTCACCACGGTCTTTGCCGTTGGTCATCACGTCTTCAAGCAGCGTGTGATATTGCTTCATAGTTTGCAGGCGCCTCCAGCGCAGTCGTCGAGGTCCATGGACTCCAGCTCTTCCTTCTCGGCCAGGGTCTTTTTCAGGGCACCTGCAACGTCGTCATCTTCCTGGTAAGTGCCTTCGCTGTCTTCGTAGCTCTTGAACCATCCGAGGATGGTTCTGAGTTCTGCAATGGTCAGGTCGTTCATGTAGTGGTCCTTTGGTTAGAGAGTTGGTTACTTCAGTTTTCGGTTCGCAGTGATTCGCTCGTAGTCATCACGGCAGTCTGAGTCACAGAAGAGCTTCACCTGCCGGTCCTGCATCTCGAAGGGTTCGTCACAGTTGTAGCAAATGCCTTTCGGGCTGAGCTTTGGCCCCGTGTTCAGCTGCGCTCTGGCGTTTGCGATGCCCATGTCGACAGTGCGTTGAATTTCAATGTCAGCCCTGTCGGCTGGGTCTCCGAAGTGAATACTCATGGATACGTCCACTCAAATTTTCCAGTTATCTTGTTGCCAAATTCGTCAATGTAGGTTGGCGTTGCATCTTTGCTGCGTTCCCAGTGTTCTCGGTGCACCAGAAGCAGAACAGGGTGATCCATCTCCCAGATGTGCCCACTCTCGAAGTAGGGGAATCTGGTTCCGGCGGGTACTTTGATCAGCAGAGGGCAGTCAACAGGTGGGAGTTCCTTGTTCAAATGCAGGTCGGTGCCAGGCAGCAGGAATCCCGCCACCGGCAACTCTGGGTGTTTCATCGCCTTGAAATACATCAGTGGAGCCTGGCCAGGCTCCCCGAGTTCCAGTGCGCAGTTAGGACACCGCTGCATAGCGAGACTCCAGCGCTTGGTACAGCCCATCCACATCTGAAAACTCTGCAGCGAGTTCCACCAGGTGCTCATTGTCTTCACGACCGTCAGCCCAGACCTTGGTGTACTCGCCGCGAGTCTGGCCGTGATTGATACGGAACCGGTTGAGGGTGTACTTGATGAAGTAGGCTTCGGCAATTTCACTGAAGCTGAAGCCGCAAGCTACGCACAGTTTGGTGAACCAGAACACGTCGAATTTGCCTTTCGTGGCTGCCTTCGCAAGGTCCCTGGCGTACTTGGCAACAGAACCCGCTGCAAGGTCTCCAGAGGGCCGTTCAGCCCCTGCAACCATGTTGGCGACTGCTTCTGCCGCTGCGTCCTGCATCAGCAAGACAGACAGGCCGAAGTGCATGATGTCCACCAGTTCCAGTTTAACCTGCTCCGTATCGCACACCTGCTTGCGGTAGTGGAAGATGCTGCCATCGTGGTTGAGCAGTTCGCCGGTTTCGATCCAGATGTAGTCTGCGAAAGGGTGGCCTTTGGTGCGCCACTCGGGGCAGTCGTATTGTGCATTCAGAAAATCCTGCGCTTCAAGAAGCTGTTCAATGGTCTTTGTGCAAAGGTGCATTTTGTACATCCTTGGTTGTTAAAAACCCCGGCAATGCCGGGGTCATGGATCAGATTTTGTGGCCGAACTCACTGGCCGACGTGAATCACGTTCTGGGCCGCAAGCTGCTCAAATGGCCGATGGGTGATCATAACACACTGCCCACCGATGCCCATCAGTGCGCCTGCCAGTTGCAGAGCATTCTGATCATTCATTGCTTCAGTCGGTTCGTCAAGTATCAGTAGGCCGGTGTTGCCGTACAACGCTGCAGACAGTCCCACTCGCATGGCCACGCCGATGTGACCTTTCTGGGCACCGCTGCAGTTTGCGATGGGTACCCACTTGCCCGTCTCCTCCGCGACAAAACCTCCATTTTCGTCTCTGGCGATACGACGAATTGCGCCGGCAGTGCTGATCGCTACCTTGGCGCTTGCCACGCCCAGAATTTGATCCCACACCTGCTTCAGATATTCAGTGCGGGACTCGACCAGGAACTTTTCCAGTCGTTTATGTCGGTCAAAGTCATCGGCAGTTCGTCGCAGTTGGTTCAACTGCTGAACAAGCTGCTCCAGCCGGTTGCCCACGCCGGCCAGCTCCACGGACAAAGTCCGTAGGTGACCAGACAGTTCGACCTGCTGCGGGGCCAGCTTTGCGATCTCCTCAGCGAAGCATTCGCGCTGTCGCTCTACGTCAGCCAGTTGTTCCTTCAGAGTGTCCAGTGTGCCTGGCATACATCGGGACTGTACCTCATTTCCTTGTGCTATAGCGTCCTCCAGCTTGGTGCGGAGTTCTTCCACTCGACTGAACAGCTTGGCGCGATTTCTAGCAAGCTGTTCAGCGCCGGCAATCCGGGCCTCCAACTCTGCAGCGGTGCGCTCCATCTGCTCCGCTTGTTCGATGGCGTCGGCAGGGTTGCCGATCACTGCCTGTTCCAGCTCAGCCAGTCGCATTTCCGCAGCTTTGTATTCAGCAGCTTTCATGCCACTGAGGTAACGACCATACTTTTTCTCCCGACTCTGCAGAGTGTTTGCGGCATTCTCAGTCTCAGTTCTGACCGCCTCAGCTTCGATCAGCTGCTTGTAAGCGCCGTCAATCTTCTGCTGAATCTCTGCAGGGTTGTGGTCCTCGAATGGTCGGTCACAGGCGCTGCACACACCGTCCTTCAGCTCCTGCTTTAGCTTGGCGATGTGTTTCTGCAGGGTTAGCACCTCCTGGTACGCATCTGCATCAGCAGCCAGCGCCGCCTTGATCTGCTCGGCGGGTGGAACTTTTCCGGCCAAAACCTCTTCCTCGTCAGCGGCTTCGCGCAGCTTGGGCAGAGATACCTCCAACTCGGCTTTGCGGTCGAGGGTGTTCTGCCACTGCTGGGCAAACTTGCGAGCCTCCTTCGCCCCTTTCCGCATTGCATCCACGTCGGACTCATCTTGGCCGAGGTCAGGCACTTCTGGCAAAGCCGCCAAGTCTTCCTCGGCCGATTCGAGTGCAGATTGGTACTCTCGTGCTTGAAATTTCAGATTATCAAGCTCGCGGCGCTCCCGTTCGAGACCAGCGATGCGTTCCCGCAGTGAGACTTCTGTAGCCTTCAGCTGGTCGTCGTCAGTTCGGTAGGTGGCGATGGTGCGAGAGAGTGCATCCAGTTCTTCCTCAGCTTTGGCGATCTTGCCTTCGAGTTCAGCCCTATGGATTTCGAGAGGGGTTATCTCCGCCTTAACTGCCTCTGGGTCAGAGGACGCCGCACTGGCCTTCAGAACGCCCATCTGCTGACGAACGGCAACCAACACACTGTCGATTACCTCTGCGCCTGAAAACGCCTCTACGCGCTTCTGGAGGGCCGTAGCTCCGAAGGTCAGCACTCCGGCTGTCTCGCCCTGCATCGACAGGATGAAGAGGGCAAAGTCCTTGAAAGCCAGGCCCAGCAGTTCCTCAATGAACTTGGTGCAGGTGGTGTTGCCGGAGGCAACGACTTCTTCTTGATCCCCTCGCATTGTCGTGATCTTACCGTTTCGCAAATCACGCTCGATCAGGTATTGGCAGTTGTCGTGCTCGATCACCATCTTGATCTTGAAGTTCTTCTGGCCCCAGGTCGGAATATCCTCTTTCTTGCCGGGGATCGCAGTGAGGCCGTACAGGCCGGTCACGACGGCGTGGAGTAGGGTGGTCTTGCCGGCCCAGTTGTCACCGATGATGGTGTTGAGGCCGTCGGTGAAGTCGGCGCGAAAGTCGCGCAGCTTCTTGAAATTCTGTACTTCGATGCTGAGGAGTTTCATGGTCTGGTCCTTTGGTCAATCTTTCTCTGGCATTGCATACGATTTGGTCACTGTCACTCTGCCGTACACCCGCTCGCCAAAAGCGTCCACTGCGTCTACTAGGGGCAGGGTTGGAGGCAACGTGAACTTCCTCAAAAACACTGCAAGGGGCCTGGCCCATACATTACCGTCCACGTCCCGGTACACCACTTCGGTCTCCCAAGACTCTGCCTTTTCGTTGGCTACGCAGATGATCTTGTACAGTCTCCCGCTGTGGTGCTGCCAGACTTGGTTTGTGATTGGGGTTTGCATCACTGTACCTCCTGCTTCATCAGCATATACGGGCCCTTCCTACTGATAAACGCATTGAACTCTGTCCCAGATAACCCTCCTTGGACTTTAGTAGTGTGCAACAGTAGCGCCTTGGCCAACTTGTACCCTGCCTCAAAATCCATCTCGAAGTGCTCCTCGAACCGCGAGGGGAGGTAGTCGTCGTCCTCCCGTTGTTCATCGGTGATGTCCAGAATCTCTGCTACCAACTCTTCAAAATCGAAAATGTCCATCACTGTACCTCCGCCCGATAATGGTTCCACAATTCGCCCAAGTCAGACCCAGACAAATCCGAACTGATCTGCGCCTCAAGATCGTGAATCTTGCCGCCCTCACTGGCCTCTGACACCAGAATGTCGGTGGTATAGCCAACTCGGTTGCGTACCATCAACCTGCCCATGGCATCGAACCAGCGGGTCACATACTCTGCCAGCTCTGGGCCGTGTTCCGGGGCTATGGTGCCGACTAGATCGACGAACTCACTGTGGATGTTTGGCGTTGGCCACTCTGAAGGTTCGCCTGAAATTTCGATCTCGGCGTAGCCCATGTGGGCGTCCCAGATCAGGTGTTTCTCCAGCTTGCCGTGAGTGTAGGTCCACAGGTACTTGTCGCTGATGTCGCCCATGCTGGTGGGGTAAGTGTTGCCAAGGTTCACGAACCGGCCACCCAAGTGGGTTGAGTGGGCATGTTCGTGTCCGTTCAGAATGTATTCGTACCCGGCATCCAAAAGCTGTTGTGCCTGCTCACGGGTGATGTTCAAACTGGCATCGTCGTGTGTGGCACGTTCACTGTCGAAGTTGCAGTGGGTGATGACCAGCCCACCTATCGGGTTGTTGAGCGCAGCCTGGATAGCTTCGTCGAACAGCTGCTGCGTGGCGTGGTGAGGGATCAACGTGATATTGGTGCCACACTTGGCAGCGCCTTGCTCGATGCGAACACCTCCGACCGGTGGGATCACAACGGTACCGTCACATCCGCTCAACTCGTCCAGCAACTGCACTGTGCTGACCTTGTTGGCTCGGTTGGGTAGGTCGTGGTTGCCGGCGAGGATCACATCGCATTTACGCATAACCTGCAGTCCTTGCAGGATCGCGGCTTCGTCGTTGGTGTCCTTGTCGAACAGGTCTCCGGCGATAATTTTGGTCACCCCGGGCCCGTTGTACGTGCTCAAGTTGTTGTCGAGCTGCTTGAACAACGTCTGTTTCAGGTGCTGCCGGCTGGCCACAGTTGTGTTTGCACCTCGGTTCGTGCCGAGGTGCGGGTCACTCATTATGACGATCATGGTCTGGTCCTTTGGTCTTTTGGTTAGGGGCCAGAGGCCCCATGGTTTCACTGCACCTGCATAATCAGGTCCAGAGGGCGATCTTCCGCCATTCGCAGAGCCTCGTTCCGAGTCTCATATGTGCCAGGCAGTTTGTGGTAATCCAAACTGCCGTCATCCTTCTGGTACACCAGGGTGATTCCGAACTCCTTGCCGACTACATCGACCAGAAAAACTACATCCATTTTATCAGCCAATCGAATCGAGCGGCAGAAATCAAAATTCTGGGTACTACTCACTTGCATTCCTCCTGAATGGCTCAAACTCAGCGAACTCCTTGTCAAGCTCTGCCAGGTCTATCACACCCTGGGTACTTACCACCTGAATGCAGGTGCCAGACCCTCTACGGTGGGGGAACCAGTAGGCTTCACAATGACAAAGTGTCAGCTTGTGTTCTTTTCGTAATCTGTAGCTGTCAACGGAGTATTCCCCGCCACAGCTACAGCGTTTTTGCACCTTGTAATCTGCGGGGTGCCGCTTAAATGTCTTCCGGCCCCTACAGCGTTTGCAGCGGCACGGGTACATCTCAAAGGTCCTCTCGCAATCTTAGACATCCCTCGGAATCCTAGATGTCCTCTCTCAGTCCGAGGGCGACCGGTTGCAGCGGGATGCCGTCATCGGACAGGGTAAAGAACTTAACCGTTGCAGTTTTTCCGACCACGTTAGGACCCTCACGCCACCAGCGATCTTTCTCATACATGTCGCCCGGCGCCGTGGCCTCAACCGGTTTGCCGTCCTGCGTAACCATCTGCCAGATGGCAACCTCCAACCAGCGGTCTTCAGCTGCCAAGTAGCGTGGACTGCCCTTGGTGACGCCGACGATTGTGAACTCAGCATCCTGGTAGTCTTTGAGCTTCAGCAGGTTGCGGCTGCGCTTATCATCTTCGTACCCGGCTGTACCGTGCCGCAGGATCGCACCTTCGTAACCAGCTGCAACGGCATCGGCCTGAAGCTGTTGAGCTTCTGCGACACTGTTTATTTTTACAGTATTTAACAGCCGTATGAATGATCCGTCAATATCTTCTGAGGAAAGGTAATCTTTCAGCATCTCAAGGCGGTGTTCATATGCCATATCCTTCACGCAGTCGTAGACGTGGTACACCAGCTGCTCTGACTCTTCCCGAGGCCGTTTGACCAACGATCCGATCTGCTGCAGTGGGATTCCGTGGCAGTAGAGTTCGCCATCAAGGTGCAGGGAGTAGCCCAGTTTGTTCTCTAATGCCTCAAGCTGATCCTTGATATGCGGCAGGCTGATCTCTTTCCCTTGGCGGCTGTAGAGCACTCCGTCCTTGTACATCGCCCGGTGGCCGTCCAGTTTGTACTGGCCGAAGCAATTCGCCCAGTCGATACTCTCCGGCTTCACCTTGCTCCACACAGTGGCCAGCATCGGCTTAGCCAGGCCCAGGGAGTTGGTTGCCTTGGCCCCGGCTTCTGGCATCTCGGCTGTGTAACCTTTGTCAATCTGCTTACGGATGCGGCTGGCCATCTCCAGCTCGGCCTGTTCATACGGTGTGGTTTCGTTGGCACGGCCAATGTTCTTGCCCTTCACTGGTACACGACTGCCTGTGGCCTTGCCGTCCAGTGTCTTGGCATGGCTGATTACCAGGTAGGCTTCATCGCCACCTTCCGGCCATTCAGCGTGTATAGTCCAGTAGCCCACGCTGTTGGCGTGGGACTTGTAAAGGGTCGTTCTCTCACTGGCGTTTACCAGCTTGGTAATGGTCTGTGCGGTCATTTGGTCAGTATCTCTATCATCTTTTGGTCAAGTTGATCCCATGGGAACTCGTCTATAAGCCCGGACTTCGGCAGTGGTGTGCCTTGGGCACGACACACTGCCAGGGTCATTCCATCCCACACCTCAATCGTGTTCTGGGGCTCCGAGTAGAACCAGACGGTGTAGCTCTCTCCGAGGTCACACCACTTCCGAGCGAACGCACACTGCTGATCCCTCACCATCTGGAAGCAGCTGCGCAGCGAGTCGTGCTTTTCACTTGCTTTGACTTCGACGAAGTGAACGAGTCCAAACGGCGAACCTTTCACCATGAAGTCCGAGGGTTGGGCCCGGACGAACCGTGCTGCTTGGCGGGTGTCCACAAATTCGTGAACGAGCCCATCTGCCTCGAAGTGCTTCCTCAGTCGGTTCCAGAACTCACTCTGGAACCAATCGCCAATGTTGTTCTTTGCCATATGTCCTCCAAAGGAGCGGCATTAAGCCGCTCTGTTTGTAGTCCGCTCCCACAGGTGCAGACGCTGCTGGTTTTCTTCCCAAGCTGCGCGAGCGGCCTGTTCGATTACCTCGCGCTCCGGCAGTCGGCCCAGCTCTTTCACCTTGCCCCAGTCAGGGCCGATGGAGAACTCAGGAACCTGCGGTACAACGTGACCCGGAGGCGTGGCAGAGGCCATCAGCTCGTTCATCTCGACGCAGTAGTCCCACACGTCATCGACGTGCACCCAGCTGACCACCTCGTCATAGATCGGAGCGAAAAATACCATGCGCAACCGCTGGATCAGGCCGCGCTGCCATATCCCGGTCAGCACCTTCTTCAGCATATCTGCAGCGGTACCCTGGATTTCAAAGTTCGCACCTTGACGTTCCATGCGACTACGCTTGCCGGCTTCCTTACTGAAGATGTCATCCGTCATGTGGCGGCGAGTACCGAACGCTGTCTGAGTGAAGCCGTAGGTCCTGGCAAAGTCAGCAGAGCGTTCCTGCCAGATGCCGATGCCAGGGTAGGTGGCGTGTGCGGCTGACAGCAGTTGTTCTGCTTCTTCGACCGGCACTGTCAGGTTTCGAGACAGGGTTTCGGCCCCGGCACCGTATGACAGGCCGAAGTTTGTACCCTTTGCCTTCTTGCCACGCACCTTGCTGTAGTCCTTGTGATTGGCGTGACCTTCATCGTTGTAGGCTTCGATGAAGGTCTCGTAATCCACGCCGATGATCCCTGATGCGGTCATGCCGTGCAGGTCTTTCTCATCTTCAGTGCGGTGGTAGTACGTGCCGTGCTCAGTGCGGGTGACCCCATACACTGACAGCAGGTTGGTATCCATCGTCTGGCAGGCCATGATGCGAAGCTCCTGGCCAGAGTAGTCGATAGGCACTGCCACGTAGTCAGGGTGCGGCGGCAGGAACAGGCTTCGCATACGAAGTCCACTGTCACGCCGAGTTTCGCCCTTCGACACCTGTAGGATGTTCGGCGCACCTCCGGCAGGGCGGCGGGTCACCGTTCCGCAGTTGCGGACAGACGGATGAATACGGCCGTCTGTCGGTCGGACCCAGTTCGGGTACGGCTTGTGGTACAGGCCGAGACGGGTGAGTGCCGCTTTCGCTTCAAGGACCAGGTTCAACACCTCTGCCTTCCACTCGTGCTCGCCTTCGCAGTCGTTTGCCAAGGCCATCTTGATCACCTTGTCATCGGTGCCGGGGGAGCCTTCAAGCCCGAGGTTCATGCGCGAGGACCCTACCTGAGGCTTGGTCCGCAGTCGTAACGGCAGAGCCAGCTTGCAGTACAGTAGTTCCTGCATCTGGTTTGGTGAGTTAAGCGACAGCTCATCGCCGTACTCCGAGATTTTCGGCTCGAAGAACTGTGCACAAAACTCGCACAATTGTTCGTAGGCTTCACCCTCGCGCTTGTTCAGCAGTTTTGAAGAGGCGCCCAGGAGCGTGACGAACTTCTGCTGCTGGGGCGTCAGCATCATCACTTCTTCGGTTTCAAAATCAACGCTGTGCTTGGCCAGCCACTCGGATACAGCAGCCTGTGTGACTTTCTCAAGAGGGTCCATGCCAAGGGCATTGGTGACTCTCTCAAACTGCTTCACCGTAGGGGTGAACACCGGAGGAATCTCATCACGGCCATAGGGGACATAAGGCACTGCCGCCTGCAGCTTGGTCTCCCAACGCTGCAACGCTGCGTCTGTCTGCTGACGAATCCAGACAGCCTGCTCGGTGTCCATGTTCTTGCCAGCCTCAGCCTGCTTCTTGTACTTCGATCTGAGGAGCTTTTTCTGGATCGGCTTCTCTGCCTCGATCAAACCCTCGACGCCGCTGTAGTCAAGCTGTGGGCCGTCCAGGCAGTGTTCTGAAAGGATCGCCCGAATCTTCTCGATAGCTTCCTGTGAGACGCGCTCGTCGTCTTCGCGGATACGGGACATCAGTTCAGTGTCCATCACCACCCCTTCCATGAACGCCTGCATCAACACGTTGGCTGTGTACAGCTCATTCTCTTCGTAGAAGTCGATGGTGCCTTCCAGCTGCAGGACCATGTGCATGAAATCGAACAGGTAGGCAGTGACAACGCCATCGTCCACGCCGTAGCTGAACACCTGCTCAGGTGTCAGTTCGGACATGTTGCTGACGCCGGCCGCTGCCAGGGTGTCCATGTAGCTGACTTGATCGTAGTTCAGGATCGACTTACTCAGGTACTTGAGGCCGGAGCGGCTGTTCTCGTCCACGTAGCTGGACATGATGTTGGTGTCGTACAGGCCTTCCAGCTCGATACCCGCATTGGTCTTGGTCACCGTCATCTCAAACATGGCGTTGTGGGCAACGAGAGGTTTGTTCTCGTAGGCGAACATTACCAAGTCGATCAGGGTTTCGAGTGGTAGGTTGTGATCGCTCTTGTGACCCACGCTGACGTAGACAGAGGATTCAAGGTTCTGACCGAACGTCAGGACGCCACCCGTGATTTTCTGGCTGAGCACGTCCACGTAATCAGGGTCGTTCAGTCGGTAGCACTCAAACTGCTGGTCATCCCAGGATTCATAGTCGAACGTGACGAAGGGCGATTTCAGAATTTCGTTCTTGATCGCTGCAATGAATCCGGGGTCGTATTCCTTCTGCGTGAGCAGGTATGCCACGGGGAGGAACGGTTCAAACACGCTGAACAGGTCCTGGCAGTTGGCCGAGGCCAGTAGCTCCTGTACTTTTACCCGGTCGGCAACCCGGCGAGTCCACAACATCTTCGGCAGTTTCTTGCCGGCCGGCTTCCAGCACAGTTCTGGGTGCAGCTTGGCAACCTGCCACTGACGGCGGAACTCGTCCCAGTTGTTGACCAACAGCTGCAGGGATTTGAGGCCGGTCAGCTCCAGCGCTTGCTGGATAGGCTCGATGTCCTTGGCCTCCACTGCCGCTTCGATCTCCTTGATACCGTCATACCCAACAGCGTTTACCAGCTCGTCCCACTTGGCAGGGCCGAAGCCTGGGACGCCTTTGTAGCCATCAGACGTGTCGCCCAGCATGGCTTTGCTGATCGAGATGCAATTCTCTGCAGAGTTGAGCGGGAAGGTGTCTTTGTACCAGTCGTCGTCGGTGAAGCAGTCTTCTTTCAGGTTGACGATGGTGTCTTCGTTCACAAGGGCCAGCAGGTCGGAGTCTACGGTGCGGACCTGCTTGATGCCCTTGAGGTTTCCGCACAGGTAGGCAATCACGTCGTCGGCTTCAACACCGTCCGCACCCACCTGCATGACGCCCAGGCGCTTGTACAGCTCGACCAGCAGCTTGTGCATACGCTCCATCTGCTCGTCTTCAATCTCGCAACGCTCCCGCTCGCCACGCTTCTGCTTGTATTCAGGCAGCAGGTTCTGGCGGTATTTGATGCCCATGTCGTGGGCCACGATGATCTGTCGGGGAGCGTACTCGGCCAGCGCCGGCTCCAGATACCGTTCAATGAACTTGGCAAAGGTAAATTCTGCGGTAGGCACTACCTTGTCGCGGACGGCTGAGAAGATACCCTCCTGGTCGCCACCGGCATGGTAGATGTGTTTGTAGCAGGCTTTATGGTCAAGGATCAGCCAGGACTCTGGCTTGTAGAGTGGTTGCTTACGCATTGGTCTATCCCTTTATGGGTTGGTCTTTTGGTCAGTCGCAGCTGGAAGAGCTGCTTGAAGAACTTGAACTGCTGGAGGCGCAGGAACTTGAGGAATGGCTCGAACTGCCCGATACGCTGCTGATTGCCAGGCCACCGTCAGAGAAACTACTGATTGAAGCATTGTGATTAGTGTCAGTGGCTACTCTGACTGGCCGGGCAGGTTGCTTGTATCGGGTCGCAGTGTGTTTCGCTGAAGCGGGCTTATCTGTCTTGGCTACGGCTTGTAGGCTTCGAGTTCGGCGGATAGTATCTGCCTCAGCTCGGAACCACTTCAGGTCGGAAGTAAGGGCTTCAATTCTGAGCCTGGCATCTACCAGTTTATTTCGAGCGTCAGCGGCTATCCCGCTGAGTACGAGGGTTGTCACACCGAGCACACACACTGCAGCTGTGCCAAGGTCAATTCCTGTGTTCGGGTCTGTCATTGGTCTGGTCCTTTGGTCTTTTGGTGGTGGCCCCGAGGAGAATCAAACTCCAGTCGTCTCGGTTATGAGCCAAGCTGCTTTATCATAAGCTACAGGGCCTTGGCACCCTCGGCAGGACTCAAACCTGCAACCAACGGAGTAGAAATCCGATGCTCTTTCGATTGAGCTACGAGGGCTTTAAAGGTAAGTGGATCACACTGCCGGTGTCTTAAACGCCCGGCGCACCAACAATTGGTAAGGGAGTAACGGCAGATGAACCACTTGGGGTGTTGGGTCGGCTGTAAGCAGAACGCCTATTCCGACAACACTGACTAGATGTTAAGTAGAAAAAGTTTAAGTTCTTCCGACCCAACACTCCGAGTGATTCAGGCTCTGACCGGCCGAAGCCGGTCAGAGAAAAACTCTACCGATTACTTGGCGAGTTTGAAGTTCCACGGGTAGAACCCGTTGTTACCGTGCTTCACCTTCTTGCCGACAGATGCTTCGATCTCGAAAGCGTCGAAGCCACCGTACAGCTTGGCACCGCGAGCCATGACACCAGCGAAACGGCCTTGGCCAGACTTCGGGATGGACAGCATCACTGTTTCGCCTACCAGCTCCTGAGCCTGCTCAGAAGTCGGGTCTGCTTCAAGGATGGTCGCTACCACGTCAACGTATTTCTTGATGACGGGACGGTAGTTTTCTTCGCCGGAGTCAGCAGCCCACTGTGCCAGCATAGCCTCAGCAGATGTGCCATCAGCCTTGGTCATGCCAGTGGCGTCGTAGGTCATGTAGTGCTCGGCATCGTCATCATCAGTTTCTGAGATGCGGTAACGAGCACGAGTGCTTTCAGCCTGGAAGACGAAAGACTTACCCAAGTTGGATTCGTCATCGCCCAACATCTGGAAGAAGCCTTCACCAGGCAGGTTGATTACCGGGAAAGAGAACGCATCAAGTTCCAAGCCTTCAAAGCCCTGTTCAGCAGCGACTTTGGTGAAGTTGTAGCCACCCAGCATCGGCGCCGCTGCGGCAGGGCGAGCTGCTACTGCGGTGTTTGCCTGGACGGCCGGGGCTTTCACTTCTTCAACATTGACTGCTTCAGCTACAACTTCCTCAGCAACGGCTTCAACACCAGCTGCGGAGACTTCCTGAATGGTTTCCTGTGCAACTTCCTGAGTGACTACAGTTTCAACTTCAGTCGCGGTTACGGTCGGTTTTGCAAGTGCCATGATATTCACCTTTGGTCTTTGGTTAGGGACTTTCAATTTCATTTTCATCGTCTTGCCTACCGTCAAATGCGATAGGTACAAGTATTTAAATGCAGAATGTACATTGTGTCAATATGTACAAGTGCATATTTTGCACATTACGCTGCTACTCGCCCATAAGTTCGTGAAGCAGCTTACGTTTATCACGCATCACCTCGTTGTTTACGAGGTCTTTCTTCAGGAGGGTACGGACGTGCCCCCCGGAAATCGTCTTCATCACCCGGAAGAAATAGGCGATGACTTGGTGTTTCTGGCCCGAGCGGTCTGCCCTGGCGATGGCCTGATAGGCATCTTTGGGTACCGTGGGCACCTCTGCAAACAGGATGTAGTGCGCTGCACTCTGCAGGTTCAACCCGGCCCCACCAGACTGCCAGTTGACCACTATCACCCTGCAGCTGTCGTCCTCCAGAAACTTCTTCCGGTTGGCATCTTTATCTGCAGATGTGCCGTTGATCACAGCAGGGTTGAACTGCTCGTAGTGCTTGGCCAGCGCCGCCACCGTTGCCTTGTAGTAAGCAAAGATGATGACCTTCTTCTTGCTCAGGTCGATACCTTCGATCACTGTATCCATGCTCTGACGTAGAGCATTTGCAGGTGCCTTCTCAGTGTACATCTCTGGCACGGACACCAACTGCTTCGCCAACTGCCGCATCTTGGAGTCGTTGATCGCGTCGATTCTGCCTTCTGGCAGGTCGAGCATCCTCTGCTTGATCACCTGGTCGTAGAGCTTCTTGTGAGCGGTCTCCAGATGTACCTTCACCTCAATGATCTGGGGTTCTGATACCGTCCTGAACACCTCGCTGGAGACCCTCACAGCATTCTGATACAGGTTCTCGTGCAGTAGGTCCAGGTTCTTGAATCCAAGCACATGCCTGAACTTGCTGTCATTGTCGAGTATGACATGTTGCCGGTCGAAAGCCCGCTTTGACGGGTACGCCTCCGGGGTTTTCAGTCTGATCAAGCCGAACGTGTCCTCCGGGGTGTTGCCGGATGGAGTGCCGGTGGCCAGGTACAAGATGTGCTCGCCCACCGTGTCGGTGACATACTCCCAGAACCGCTGGTGTATCTGACTGCCGGGGTTCTTCAAGGCGTGGGCCTCGTCAGCGATGAGTACGTTGTAGCCGGCCCGTTTCAGTGTGTCCCAGTTTGGGTTGGGTACTTTGACCTTCTTGGGTCTGGGCCGACCCTCTTCTTTCACCATTTTGGTGTGCGTCTTTCGCTGATCTGAGTACTTCCTGAACATCTCGTAGGACATAATCAGGATGTCAGGCCAGCCGTCTTCGTCCCATTGGGCAATTAATTGCTCCCGCTTTTTGACAGGTTCGTCGAGCAGGTGGATTTTAAGGTGGTCGTGAATCCCGACGAAGAAATCAGCGAACGTCTCAGCGAACTGGCCGCAGAGCGTGGGCGGCATCACCACACACACTTTGTTGCCATAGAACGCATAGGTCACTGCAGCGAACTGCATAGGAAAGGTCTTCCCAGTTCCAGGGTCAGAGAAATCAGCGAACCGCTCGTAACGAAACATCTGCTGCATCGTCTGAAACTGCCATGGGAACGGTTGGTACGGCAGTTTGACCTGCTTGGCCCACTGCGGGGCGTCGGTGATACCGACGCCGCACATCAGGTCATAGAGAGCAGCCTGCTGAGGTTGCGCAACTGCTTCACTCATCGTAGCCCTCCTCATCCTCCTCTCGGAAGTTGTTGATCTGGATGCCCTTTGTGCGCATTCCCAGCAGGTCCATTCGGGTCACAGAAGTGCCTTCCCGAGTCGGGTGTGGCCCGTCGCCAAGGTGGTAGTTCTCTCCGCGCAGCAGTGTTCGTAGCTGCCCGGCGTTGGCCACCACTGGTCGGTCTCCAATACTGCGGGAGAACTTGGCATACATCGGGAACGCCAGCTGGGTGTCTACCATCAGTTCGTTGCCACGTCGGAAGTAGTGCAGGCCAGGTATCAGGCGCTCTGCTACGCTCGACGGCTGCGCAGCCATGGTGGACATGGCTTCGATAACGATATCGGACTCTGAACGGGACTTCTCCTTGCTGATGTTGTCCTGCTCTTCGCAGAGCCATTCCAACAGACCGTCAATCAGTTCCTGAATCTCATCGTGTACACCCAGCTCCAGCGTATCAGTGACCGTCTGCAGCCACTCCAGACCGGTCAGGACCACCGTGTAGGAGTAGTGTGCCCGGGTACCTACTGCAGTAGGTACCCGAGGAGCGTACTTGGCCATAATGGTGTGCACCGGTCGCTGCGTGGTTCTCAGTGCGGTTGCCACCATCTCTTTGCCCAGATCAGCCAGCCTGTGCCGCATCTCGAACGCATACATGAAGTTGCTTTCGCGCCCCGGCACCTCTCGCTGCCGCTGTGACATTCCCACCATCACGGTACGCTGCCGAAGGGCAGGGCGCTCTGGCGGTTGCTCAGACAGGTACAGGATGGGGCCGGTCAGCTTGACCTTGCTCACCGCTGCCCCGCGATCAGGACGGGAGGACAGGGTGCCCTTCGACTCTTCCAAGCCAGCCCAGGCGGCTTTCGCCACGCCGACGAACTTGTCGTACACCCGGCGCGGCACCAGTGATGGGTTCACCTCGTCGATGATGCGCACCACAGTGGTGGAACTGGCTACCATTGCAGTGATCGCATACGGCGTGGTGGTCTCCAAGTCCAGCGGGCTGTCCCGCATTTCGTAGTCACAGCCGTGGAGGTAACCCATCAGGTGCGCTGTTTTGGATTTACCGGAGCCGGCGTTGCCGTAAAGGTTCAGCAGAGGGAACTGGTTCAGTTTGGTGATGATCTGCTGCTTCAAGAAGCAGGCCACTGTCCAGCCAAGACACTGTGCCACCACATGGGGGTCATTGATCTTGCAGAGTGCTCGGATTACGTCCGCCATCTCCTGGTCCTGGTTCTCCACCCCGTTGGCGGCGAACAGGGTTGGCGGGGCCTGGATGTTGTCCACCACCAGCTTGTGGGTGCCGATCTCTGACGAGCTGGTCAGGGAGAACGAGGGCTCCACATACACCATGCTCTTGCTCGCCCCTATCCTGTACCAGTGGAATCCACTGGCTTTGACTTCGTGAATTTCGCCTATCATGTCGATGTCTCTGAAAATGCTGTGACGAAGACGCTGTATCTCAGCATCGTTTGCGTACACTGCGCAGTTGCCAATACCGTTCATGGCTCTGATCAGGCTGGACCTGCTGTTCCACGCATCATCTGGAATCATGTGGGTGTGGCTGCAGGAATGCCCCTCTCGGTTGAGCCAGAGCACCTTGGCAGATACCCCGGTGCGGAGCTTGCCGCTTTCCTCGGTCTCTGCTGTGTAGAAAGTGGTAGGTTCGATAGTGAAGGTGGTCAGCTGCTTCTCGCCGGCTTTGAACATCGCAAAATAGCCGGTTGGCCTGGCTTCAATGAAGTCCAGCTCGCCCATCTCGACTGATTCGCCGTCCTGTGTTTTACAGATGAGGCAGTCGCCGCAGGGGCGAATTACCTTGAACAGGGCTCGGCGGCTGAAGACGAAGTTCTGATCCTTAAACGCTCGAAAGATGGCCCCTTTGATGTGGCGCAACCGGTCAGCCTCGCTCCGGTAACTGCCGGAGGTTACGTTCTTGGCCATCGTTCTGGCCAGGGCCATCCAGCCGTCCCGGTCGTCAATCGTGTATTTAACTTTGACGAACGCAGCCAGCTGCATCGCTGCCTGGTTGAAGTTCGAGCCGTCCTTATCGCCCTTGGTGACCAACTTCTGGATACATCCGTCCTCTGCAGAGAACTCAGCCAGCAGTTCCTCGTCTATCTGCTCATGGCCTTGGAACTCCATGATCTGCTGGTGGACGGCTTTCTGCGCTTGGTCGAACAGATTCGTCAGGCCGAGAGATGGCATCCCGGAATACTTGTACTCAAGCTCGCGGGACTCACTGCATAGCTTTTCGTATTTCTGTGGGTTGAGCTGTTCCAGCTCGGCAAAGGTCAACGGGACCTTGTACTGCCCGTTCTCTCGCTGGACGTTGGGGGTGCGCCACATCCGGCCACGACCGCCGCTGTAAACCACCATGTCGAGGTTTTCAACGAAGAGAGACTGTGCCATTTCCCGGTAAATCCAGGGCAGGGCGACAAAGCACTTGGTCTTGCCTTGGCCAAACACCTGCTGGTCGATCAGGATGTGGAAACCCTTTTTGCCTGTGGCCCAAATCTGCAGGTCTTGCGGCTGTACACCCTCTGCCATCAGGTGGGAGCACAGCTCAATAGCCGACTGGATAGAGGCGTTGATGTCTTGCGAGTCGATGTCGAAGTAAAGTGGCCCTCGGTACCGCAGCGATTTCGTGTCGAAGTCCTCGTCGTTCTCCGCATATTCGATCATCTGGCCAACCGCCAATATGGTCGTCATCGGCGCAGCTTCGATCATGTGAGCCCACTTGTTATCGTCCGGGCAGGCCCGCCAAGCGGTCTTCTTCTCTGTGGTGGTTTGGATGTATTTGTACATGGTCAAACCTCCATCTGAGTTGCGGTGAGTTTCTTAACGAATAGCCTGCGGTCTACCAACGAGGTCTGAAAATCAACTTGGGGTTTAAGGCCCCGACGCTGCAGGTAGTGGATGGTACCCACCTGCCGGGATCGGCCTGCGTTCACTGTGTCTGCGGTAAGGACTTCCACTACTGTGCCTGGATCGACACTTGAATACCGCTCAGCAAAGGCTTCGTAGTCAAACCTGGGCTGAGTGAAGACAGGGTTACTCATAACAATACTCACTAATGCCCCGCACCCTTGGATGCGGGGTGCAGGTTATACAGCGATAAATTTCTTGCGATTTACATACAGCTCGTTGGCCGGTCGTGTAGCGCCAACGTAGAGGAGCTTCAGCTGCTCCTGCAGGACTTTCTGTTTTTGGATGTCGATCACGTCAAGGAACACGGTGCCGAAGGTAGAGCCCTGTGACCGGTGAACCGTGATGGCGTAGCAGTGTTTAACCTGGTGGACAGATTCTTTCACCTCCCAGTACATGCCCCAATCGCCGGTCTTCTTGGCGTAGGCAGCGATCTCCCGCAGGTGTCCGTAGAACTCGTCCTGGTGGTTACGGTGAAGTACATGCACCACAACGTCTCTTGCCTGGGAGTGCAGAGGTTCGATCACCAGCGTCCACACTGGAAATAGCAGGGAGCTGTTGAACGCGCTGGGCACCACGTCCTGCTCGACAGCTTTAACAACGCATTCTTCATCTGTAGGGAGCAGTATGTTGCCGTCATCATCTTTAACCACGTCTGTGGTCACCACCCGGTCACCAACGATGAACTGCGGCACCTTTTTGCCGTGCCAGTGTTGCCTGAAGGCGTGGTTCAGTTCGTCCACACGGCGGTTGGTCCATGCCAACATGCGGCACTTGTCGGTGTCTTCCGGGTCAATGCGATCCAGGGCCAGCTTCACAAACGCCGGTCCGAGCGCGGCTTCCACACCTGAACCATCGCTGCCTCTCGACTCCTCGATGGCGGGGAGTCGCTTGCGGTTGTCGATGCAGGAGCGGAGCTGGTTGGCCAGGGTCAGGATCGGACCGGAGTAGCGCTCAACCTTTGTGAGGGTGTAGGAATCGCCCATATCGAACGCTTCGCAGCGTTGCTCCATAACCGGTGGCAGCTGGTAAGGGTCGCCCATGAACAGGATTTTTGTTGGGGTACCCACCACGGCGTCTTCGAGAATGTCCAGCGCCCGGCTCGGGCACATGGAGGCTTCATCGACTACCACAATGTCGTAGTTGCCGATCTTCGCTTTGCCGGCCCGGACAATGGATTTGCGCTCCTCGTTGGGCAGCACGGCCAGGCCCAGGGCAGAATGCAGGGTGGAGCAGTCGTACATAACGCCGTATGCGGATGCCATCTTGGCCAACACCCTTACAGCCTTGTTGGTTGGTGCACACAGCAGAATCTTGCAGCCTTTCTCACGGTAGGGCTCTAAAACGTGAAAAACCGAAGTGGACTTGCCGGTACCGCCTCCGCCTTGCAGCGAGAAGTAACGATTACTGCCTCGGGCGGGTAAACCCTCGACAACCTTGGTGCTGAGAAACGTATCAATCTTCTGGGTAGCCTCAAGCTGCCCATCATTGAGTTTGATGGTCATGGTCGTTCCTTTTTGGTCTGGTCTTTTGGTCGTGTACAAATGTACAAAGGCACATTAAAGCGTTAGCACGTCAGTAAGTCAACGCAATAATGTTTCGGAGGTGTTACGGGAATGTAACGTCGTGGATGCGATCTGAGATGAGTGTCAGTTTAGCGTAGGTCTGAAAGTCTGGAGCTATAGAGTGCATTGCGAGTTCTGACGAATCATCAATAGCTATTGAGTCCCCACCTATATACACCCACTGATCTTCCTCAGTTTTGTCTGGCTGAGTAATCTTCAGATTTGCACCACCGTTGAGGTGGTCCACTTCTTTGAGTTGGTATTGGGTACCGTCAATCTTCAGGGTTTGCCCGATCTTGATAGAGATGTGAAGCATACGCGTTCCTTTTGGCTATGGCTTGCTGTTCTGCAAGTCTGAGGTGTTTTCGTTGGTAGTACCAATTCACAAAGAAGGTTGCCATGCCTAAGACAACCCCGAATGCGAGGGCGTTGTTGTTCAAGAAATCCAGCATACCCGCTGCAGTGAGTCCACCACTGGCTGTGTACGAAACTCCAGTGCTAACTTTAGCTGCAAGGGTAGTCGTGTGTTCTGATAGAGTAGGGCCTGCCATTATCGAACCACCTCTACGTGAGGGAGGTCAATAAATGACTGGTCCAAACGGTCGTGATCTCTATCCCAATCGTCTCCGAAGCGTAGCTCTACGCCGTGCACCTTACCGAACGCCATGAGAACCCCCTTCATCGTGGCGTACTCTTGCAGGACGAGTTCCCAGATGCGTTTTTCAGTTTTGCCGGTGGCTTTTGCCAACGCTTTGATCTGGTCGGGGTGCCCGGAGAGGGCGGATGAAACCCGGATACCTGCCAGGTTTGTGACGTAGGGCCATAGGTCTACAGCGTCTGATGGGTAGGTGTTATGTTTTCCATTGGGCCATTTTACCTTGGTAACGCCTTTGGCAAAGTACCGGTCTTGCGTCTCTTGGTCACGGTGACCTTCAATCATGGAGAAGTTGTAGACCTGGATGGCAGAATCCACTATCAGCTTCAGCTCATCGCAGAGGGTTTCCCGTACTTCTGAGGATTTACGACCGAATGAAAACATGGCGGGCTCGTGGGTTGTTTGTTCATAATGTACAAATGTACATTTTGCAACCGAACTTTTCCACCCTACGTTTTTGGGCTATTTGACCAGTTTGAGTACCGGTCGAGGCCGCTTGCTGTCGCTTTCCCTTGTAGCTTGCGCCGTTTTCTTCCTGTGCAGGTTCATAGCATGTCTTGCTGAATTGGCCATTCCAGAGTGAATTATTTCCATCAGCAAGTCTCGCGGTTGCAGGTTGTGCTGTCTGGCGTGACTGATCAGGATTGCCCAATCCATTGGACTGAACGACTCCACGATGTCCCTGGGCAAAACGGATTCGATGTCCAGCAACAGGCGCTCCACTGCTGGCAGCAGGCTTTCAACCGTGTAGGTCTTGCCTTGCTGGGCCGCGCTCATGCTCATGCACTCACATATTTGGGTTGTCAGTCTTCTCATGGGTCCTGCCAAATGGCAAATGGACCACGTTTCCCTTTACAGTGGGCTTGAGGCTCGGTGGTTCGGGTACAAGGTACACGTCATCCTTCAAATCGGAAAACTGTCTCGCACCTATTACCAGCAAGTCGGTAATGAAGGCTTTACCGCTCATATCTTTGACCATTCCGGCCGGCAGCGCGTTGATGATGTGGTTCCATTCAGGCTGGGTAAGCTCCATCTCCAGAAGCACCTTCCACAGATGTGGACCCACCCAGTTTTTCAGTCTGTGGAACGCGGCTATCGCACCACCTCTACCTTGTCCGATCTTTGCTTCCCACTGTGCAAGAAACAAGGTCTCTATTTCTCTTTCAGTGTGTTTTTTGGCCTCAGTCATTGGTCGCTCCTGTGGTCTTTTGATGGTTACTTGATGCCTCTACTGTCGAACAACTTCTCCAGCGCTTCGATTATCAAAGTCTTCATGGTGGTGTCCTCGACAGCGGCCATCACCTTCAGTTTGTTCTTGTAGCTGACTGGTATGTTCACTGGCATTCGTATCTCAGCTTCAGTGGATGAAAGCTGCCCTGCGTTCGCTTTCGCGGTGGAGAGGGCCTCTTTCAAGGCGGCGTTGTTTTCTGACATGTGGCCTCCAAATACCTATCTTATCCCGTAGATAGGCTATTAAGTAAAGTGGAATCTATTACATCGCCGGGTTCTTTTGGACAAATGTATAAACGCACTTCTTTTAATAAGTATTGTATCCCTCGCCAGAAATTCTGACTGAGACAGCATGGACACCGTAGCGTTGGTAAGGTCTATCTGGTCCGCCCTGACGTGAGGGCATTTGTTGCGCATTGAACCGGCTGTAAACCGGCCAGTTACTTCAACCAAATAGGGCAATGGCTCATCCGTTTCGCCTTGCATAATCAGGTTTCCGTGTACCTCTGCCCAGACTCTACCGTACCCGTCAACGCGGGTTTCCACGCTTCCGGGGCCGTCGAGATACTGGGTTAAATTGGTACACGAAATCAAGGAAACACCTACTAGCTATTGCCTATTTGTACATTTAGCTACTGTGTACAAATAGTGTAGATGTTTCATTAGTCAGTCGTCAATTAATTGGTATAACCAAAGCGATAGTTTATTGACAGTGTTATGGGATATTGGTGCGTATTTTTCACTCAGGTACGTGGCTATTTTTCGCGTGGATTTACCCTTTGCCCAATGCAAATCTGCGAGTTCCGCAAGCGCCTGTTGGTACCAGTCAGACTCCTGCAGGTACTTCACACCCTGCAGCTCTATGACTGTGTGACCCCAGGGTACGTAACCGCCCATGAACCGGCCTTCCTCTGAATGGGCGACCTTTACATCTCGGATACGCTCGGCAATCCGACTGCGCTCAAAGTCAGCCACTGCAGCGAGAATGGTGTAGATCAGCTTACCTACCCCGTCACCCGTCACTTCGCCACCCATGTCCATTATATAGAGGCGAATGCCTTGCTCTTTGAACCGGTTGATCGAGTACAAAGCATCTTCAGAATTGCGGAACAGTCGGTCAAACTTGGCAATCAGCAGATGGTCACCTTCCTTCAACAGGTTGATAAGTTGTCCACCGGCCGGCCGTTCAGCCAGTCGTACAGAACCTGACACACCTTCATCAGCGAAGTGCTGGTCAACTTCCATCTGCATGGTGGTGGCGTAGGCCCGCAAAGTATTCTCTTGCACCTTGAGGGACATGCCCTGGGTCCCGGTAGAAACTCGGGCATAGGAGTAGACGGCCATGCCTACTGCCCCTGGCCGGTCAGGATTGACGACGGCAGTTTTGACACGCTCAGCATCCGGACTGCAGCGACCTCTGCATGGGCTTCAGCTCTGTACTTCTCTCGATCCACAAAGCTCACTTGGTTGAATCCTTCCCGCAGGTTGCGGACGACCTTCACGACCGATGCCGGGGGCAAGCTGCAGATGCGGGCCAACTGGAAGTGGAGATAGGGGTGTCGCTCGGCGTACTTGGGAGCGAACTTCTTGATCCACTCGATGTACTTGGCCGCTTTGAACTCAGTGATCATCTTCTGCTGAGCTTCGCGTTTGGCATCGTGTTTCTTACCGGGTGGGATGAAGTCGAGAGGGAGGCTCAGTGCTTCCAGCTCAACCATCTGCACCATGTCCTCAATGTCGCTAATGATTTGCCTTTCGTTTTCAACTCGGCAGTTTGGTATGTTCATCACTTATGTACCTCAGTGTAACGGTGTAACGGCGGTTTGGGTGTACATCTCTGTAACCTCGCAAATGCGCCATTACACTCATGGTCGTTTTGTACCAATGGTCTTTTGGTCAAAGGTGGGTGCCTGGGCCGAAGCCCAGGACTTTTGGAGGTCGCACATGTCAGGGTGCTCATGTACAAATGTACAATTGCACCTTAGCTATTGTCAACCTTCTTCAGCAACTGCTGACAATGCTTCTCCAACTGCTGGCCATCCTGACTCAACAGTTCTACGCCAGTGAT